GACGTTATTGCCGCCTGTGGTTAAAGCACCACCAGCATTATCCCCTACTACAGTGTTGTCGGAACCAGTGGTGACCGCATCGAGTGACGCTTCCCCAATGGCTACATTGTCCGTACCTGTGGTTAGGGCTGTGCCTAAATTACCGCTACCGAGTCCTACGTTGCCTGTGCCACCTGTTAAATCTAAAACATCAGTAATAGCAGCACCACTTCCTGCTCCGTCAGCTACCACCATCTTGATACCGCCATTCGGTATTACGACATTGGCTCCTGTGCCTTGCGTAAGAGTAACTGCGTAACCTGCTGAATTCTGGATTATCCAGACTTTACTAACTGTGTTGGGTGCTAAAGTAACTGTGTTGAGTGCGGTAATAGACCCTGTTAGGGTTAATACCATACTTCTTGCTTCCGAATCTGTTTCACTACCATCAGGTATAGTAATCGTGTGGGAAGTTCCCGTGATCCCTGTTGAAGCACTACCGAAAGCATCCGCTATCAGCGTTAAATTCGTATTTGTTGTTGTACCCCATGTTCCGCTACCATCACCAGTAGCCATTTCGTTGAGTCTTAGATTATTTACGTACGTGCTTGCCATGTTTGTTCTCCAATAATATCATAACTTATTTATGCTGCAATGTCTGTCCAATTTGGGTCCTGTGTATCATCTACGGTGCCCCAACTTGGATCTTGAGAGTCACTTACTCCTGTCCAACTTGGATCTTGGTCATCATCAATAATACCCCATACTAATAACTGATTTACGTATCCTGTTCCATAAACTCCTGTAATTGTAACGGTTACATGGATAGTAACGGTTAAATCGCTAACACTTCCTGTTGCAGCCTCTCCTGTAATAGAAATTACATTAACTGTAACCGTACTTACACTGCCTAATGCCGATGTTCCTGCTACTCCCGTAGGATAAACATTAGCATCACCAGTAACTGTTTCATCGCCCTGGGAAACTGTGGAAGCTGTACCACTGACTCCAGTAATAGCAAAACCTGCCGCCAGCAGTGTACCTACTGCACCTGTTCCTGCAAGTCCTGTTTCGGTTACATTAGCATCACCACTAGCTGTCTCTGTACCGAGTGCAGTAGTTCCAGCCAGTCCTGTAACACTTACATTAGCAACACCTGTTGCTACGAGCGTTCCAACTGCTCCTGTTCCTGCAACCCCTGTTTCCGCTACAGTAGCTCCTCCTGTAGCAGTTACACTACTAACCGCTCCTGTTCCTGCAACCCCTGTTTCTGCTACATTTGCAGCTCCTGTGGCAACAACCGTACCGACAGAACCTGTTCCCGCTACGCCTGTTTCTACTACATTAGCATCACAGGTAACTGTTTCTGTACCTAACGCAGAAGTGCCTGCAAGCCCTGTAAGGGTTACAGTTACATTAACTACCGCAGGTTCGCCCCAAGGACCTGAACCCCAGGTACTTCGACCCCAACCGACAGCCATCGGCTATTCTACGCTATTCTAATAACAGCGTTACTTGCGTCTGCGGTTGGAAAAGTAATTGTGAAGCTACCTGCTGTACTGGTCTTATCACCACCAAAATCAAAGACTGCCACCGCAGGATCTCCTGAAGCCGTGTCATTGAAAATCATGCACCCTCTGGCCGTTATAGTAGCGGTACCAAAAGTTAAATCAGCAAAATCCGTGAACGCTGTCGTTCCCGATGTAGTTGGAGCCACTTTAGTTAAAGTACCTCCTTTTGCTGTGTAATTGGTTCCTGTTGCCTCTTGGTTAGTGCTATAAGCTGTAGTAGAAGCACTCATCGTAGCTGAGCTAGTATATAAAGCCAGTTTAAACGTATTACCGTTTGTCGCAAAGTTATGTACCGCCGTCATCAATTCACTTTTGAAAGACGTACACATTGCTTGTGTTATTGCCATTATAGTCTCCTAATAATGTTAGCTAGGTCTTTTTGACCCTGTTTCTCTAATAAATTACATATTGTACACATGTGGTTATTAACCGCTTCTTGCATATAATACGCAATCACTTTGTTGCATGTTTCTTTAAAAACATGAGCTTGTTCCCTTATGGGTGCAGGAGCCGTATCACTGATAGAAATTATTTTATCCGTTGCCATTTGAGCAACTTTTTCTATCGTGTGCCCTCTGTTCTCCGTTGTGGTAACACTGAGCTTTCCAACTTCTGTATCTGATTCAAATGAAAACATCAGTATTTTTCAGGCTCCACAATTCCTTCTTGTACTTGTCCGTCGTGCCTTCCCACTAATCCTATAGGAATAGCTTGTTGCTTTTCAACTTCTGACCACCTACAAATACTTATTTCATTATTAATTGTGTAAGTAACAAAAGGATCTTCTAATCGATGATACCCATACAATTTTTCTTGAATGGGTACGTCAGCATCTAAAAGACCAGACGTCAAAGCCACTTGGACAATAATACCTGCATCCATACATTTAGCCAACCAAAATTCACAACAACCACGTCCTTGTTCCGCAAAGTATAGGTTTCCCTTATAAGTAAAGTCGGCACCAAACATACTAACACCACCGACGTTGTTCCATAGGGCGAAAGCAATCGCGTAAGCAATAGTATTATTAAAGTATCCGCAGTCTAAATCTGTGACCACTTCTTTTATTGGATATTCAACTAAAGCGGGTACTCGTTGATCTAATTCACAGGTATAAATAGGATAATCAACAACGGGTAAAGTCTCCCTCATCATTACCGTCATGTTCCCTGCATCCCCTGTATCAAAAAAACGACTAACGGGATCCAACACAAAAGCTCTATCTACTCTTTTCAAAACTCCAATCATGGCGTTAATAGCCCACACTTCATCAAATGTCTTACTGTGTGTAATCATTTTATGATAGTCCAACTGACTATTACCCATAGCAATAATAGCTATGTTCTTACCTTCTAGCTCTGGTATTGGTTTCATGTGGTGGGAATGCGAACTTGGTCGTATCTGTATTGACTTTGAGTTCCTGCTCCCTCAGAAGTATTCTTTAATCTGCCAATGGCATCTTGGAAGCGTTGTTCAAAATTGGCCATTTCATTTGGATCTAATTTTAAGAATGTCGCTGCCTCTACCAGGGAACCGTAAAGTAAAGAATTGGTTGCATTGTCGGAAAGCCATGTGGTTCCGCTATCCCCAGCAGCCGTTAATGATGCGGGTCTATAAAAATAGTGTAATTCAAAAGTATAAGTAGCATCGGGCGTCGGTGCCAAAATAAAACTATCGCTGTCAAATTCGGCGTAATATTTTGGACGTCCCGTGACCGATCCGGATGTTGTTGGTTTATAAGAGCGCATAAAACTAACTTGTTTTAATAACAAATAATAGTAAACATTACTGGATATGACGGCCAAACTGAAAGGGGCTAAGAAGTCTGAGGGCATTCCCAAATAGGGGGTATCGGCTGATGCGGTTCCTGTTACATTTTTTCTAAAATTATCCAGCCAAACATTTTTAAGAATCCGTTCTTCTGCCTGCTTAATTATGACATCAAGATTATTAACAAAAGTAGTCTCAGAACTATCTACATAATCCTGTATTGCTGTTTTTAATCCGCTATAAGTAAAACTCACGATACTGGCCCTGCTGTTGCTGTACTCCCACCACCGGTTACATCTCCTGTGGTTGCAGTACCGGTTGAAGTAAAGCTATATTCATTTGTGTCCACAACCGTTATTGTATACCCACTTGCACTTTCAAGCACGGCTGTTGTAACTCCATCAAAAGCTTTAGTTGATCTAAAACGCACGGTATCTCCTGTGGTTCTATTGTGTTTAAATTCCGTAACAGAGATTACTGTATTAGCACCGGAATCGCCACTCCTAAATGGATTCAAAGGCAACAAAGCTTGTGCAGGTCCAACCGCGACAAAAGGACCGCCTCCTCTGGCTCCAACTGTTCCTGTGCCTGCAACAGCAGTAAATGTGTAAGTATCATCGTCTACTTTAGTTATGGAATAGCCATCAGGATCCTGTAGCGTTCCTGTAGTAAACCCATCAAAAGACTCTGTGTTTCTAAAGCGTACTTTATTTCCTGTCGATTTACCGTGATCGTCTTGAAACACCTTAATGACTGCACTGCCCTGAGTAGATAAAAGAGGATTGCTAGTCAGCATAGATACTGCTGCCGGTTCCGTACGATCGGGTCTTGGGTTCCTAACAGCTTGAGGATCAGCCCCAATTGGAGGAGGATCTAATTGAGGCTGTTTAATATCAAAACATTCCGGACAGGTCATAAAACCGTCCCACTGTTCTTTTAATTGCTTTAAGCGGTAGCGTTGTCCACACGTATCACAAATTGCCCACGTAAGCTTGCCTGCGGCAAAGGCCATTTATCCTCCCCAAGGTGGTATTGGTCTAGGTGGCATCGTTGGAGGGCCAACCGGAGTTGGAGCCGGCATCGATGGAGGCGGAGTTCCAGGGCCTGGCATCGTTGGAGGGCCAATTGGCTGTGGATCCCAAGGAGTAGGCATTGGAGGTTCTGGACCAAAGTCGAACTCGTCCCAACGTCGTCCGCTTCCTAAACTTCGTATTTGAGCTTCAATTTGTCTTAATTGTTCCCTTAACTGTTGTCTTTTTCTTTTCAAAGCTGCAAGACTTATTCCCGGTGGTCTTGGGGGCCTTGGTCCTCCGGGTTCCTCTATGGGTGGTCTTAGTGTTGGTGGCTGTTGCAGGAACCGTTTAAATCCAGGAGGAAGGGGTTTCATACGTTCACCTCCTTTACCAGGTAATAAACTTCCTAAACCTTTTTTTCCTTGTACCTTATCAAACCATGAAGCCATTTCTTTCTCCTTAAATAACTAATCTCGGCGGTATAAACTTAGAGCTTACAGAATCAATGTCTTCAAAGGCCGCTCTGTCAAATTCTTCGTCGTATATCTGTTTTAATAACTGTACCCTATCCGGCGCTCTTTTCATAGCCAAATAATAAGCCAATCCTGCTGTCATACACGGGAGAAACCTAAATACGGTTTCCATGTTATTGGTGTAATCTCCAGCATCTTGCATTCTGGTCAAGGCATAGTAATAAATTATATCCGTTGAATTTTCCGGAGTAGGATATAAATACAATCTCGGTGTTATATGCCGTTCTAAAAAGAACTGACTTGGTTTACTTTCAGTAGATTTATTGGGTGTGTATAAAAAATCAGATCGACTGATTCTTGTTAACTGATAATCAACGCTATCACGTTGAATAACCGCAGAGGTTATATCAATAATATCCGTACCTAGATCCTCATAATTAGTCCCTTCGGTAACGGTAAAATTACTTTTGGTAATAAGCCATTGATTTAAACCCCGATTTCCCCATTCAGCAACTAAAAGATTTAATGAACGACGTGCAGTCTCTAAATCGTACCCGGTACGAAGTTCAAGACCACATCGTTCATAAGCCTCTTCTATAAGCTCATCTACACTAAGATCAAATGAAGTTGTCCCTGATGTGGCCATATTTTAATAACCACCGGGTTTAGACTTCTTCTTTTTCTTACCTTTTTTACCATGAACAATACCGCCGTGCATGTAGCCGTTTGCATACGGATCTTTACCCTCTTGTATTGCTCTTCTTCTATTAGTTAATCCAGGCATTATTTTCTCCTAAAAATATTTAGTTACTTTTCTACGGCTTTCCATAACCTTTCCACATCCCACAGCAATTTTAGCTTTCACTGGTTTCTTTGGGGAAACTTTTGCTGTTTTTTTAGTCATGTCTCCTAGTTATGAGGTGCTTCGTAATATTTTAAGAATTCACCCCAAACCGTGTATTCATTACCAGCATCTGCTGTAGAAGGTATAACCAATAGGACATCGCCAGTATAACCGGATGCCTCTGTATTTATTAAACCACCTATATCACTGAAATCGAACGCATTGTCATACGCCAATGTTAAAAAAGTAACGTCTGTCGTTGCATCCCAATCTAGGGAAGCCGGTGCATCAGGGGCTCCGCTTACGGTGTACCAAATTTTATTTAGTGCAACGTGCGTGCATGAGTTACCGTTTGTAGTCGATTTTTCAAGGGCAGAAACATCAACTAATGTTGTGCTACTGCCACTTCCATCTGAATATACAGAACAATACGTAACTAGTTTCTTATCAAAGTCGTACTGAATAGTTGGTCCTGTGACTGAATCAGCCATGTCTACCTCCTATTAAGCGTCAGCAAATGGTGTTACTAAAGTTCCTGAACCTAACAATTGAGCTGCAACATGATACTTAGCACTTGCCATTGCAGTGAAAACTACAATACTTCCTACTAATCCACCTTTAGTGGTACCGTTTTGAGTAAAAACATCGTTAGATGAACCAGAAATAAAGGTCTTACCAGCTGCACTGTCATCAATACCAGTATACGCACCACCAACAAACTTATCTGTACCATCTGTTTTAATATCCATATCTGTAGCAGCAGTTACTACTATAAAAGTGAATTGGGCACCTAAGTTAGCTAATTGGTTTGGATCTGTTTTATCTGTAGGTTCTGTAACTACGATACTAGGAAGTGTGAACACTCCGTCTGCATCATTACATAAAAGCGGTCTACCTGCGTGTGAAGCTACTGTAATTGTAGTATTAGCAGTTAAGCTGACAACAGAGTTATAACCTGCATTGATAAACCCAGCAAGGGATCTTACTGGACCTGAAAAAGTTGATTTAGCCATTTTATTCTCCTAACTAAAACTGTTATACCATCTTGGAGTAAGTCTGCCGAGTCAGTTGATATAACAAATTATCTCGGAATCATTTGAGTATAGCAGAAAAAGTTTTAAAGGGAATAGAAATAAAGTGCCGGGTTGAGTAAGAAACCCCCGGCGGGGTTCCATAATTACGTATTAGCCTTATGCTCCAGGGCTACCGAATACACAACGGGGGTCAGACCACCCGAATGAGTATCTTTCGCGAGCTTTGTACCTAACATTACCAGTATCAAAATCAGCTTCCATCGAAGTTCTGATTGGTGAACGATCAAACATTTTGAATCCGTTCGGACAATCAGTCTTGATGAACCAAGCATCAGTATCTGTCAGATAATGATTAACAGTATAGCCTTCAGGGACGAGTCCCATGTTGCGTATAGCGTTAATATCATTATCAGCAGTGCTTACTCTGCCGGGTGATTCCAATATTCTATCAGACACGAACTGTAGCTCTTTAGGGATAATTAACTTAGTCCCTTGAAGTGCTACTTTTAAACCACGCTCATCAGTGAAGGCAGCTATATCAATTAGTGCTTGTTCCAATGAAGTTTCGCTCAGGTCAGCAGATGTTGAAAGTTCATTCCGCAAGTTAGCACCACCCACAGTTGGGTGGTCAGTTGCGCAAAGTTCTTTCGTATCACCGCCAGGGTAACTTGAATTGAAAGCTCTATTTAATACAGAAGCTCCTTTGATTTGCTTGGTGTTCGCCATACTTCTTGCAAGCGCTCTGGTATATCTTGCCGATAATCTATCGTACAAGTTATCTTCGACCGCTTCTTCTGTAATGCTGAACGCCAGCGCGACAGTTTCATGTGTGTAACGTGACGTGAAAGCCTCTTGGGCTTGGTCAAACGCTACGCCTGCTCCTTCTGACTTAACCGGTGCGGTATCAAAGCCTGTTAACATTACTTCTTCCTCGAAAGCACGATCACTTGATTCGGTTTCAAAAATCGCTTCTGATTCCTTGTCATATCTATCGTACTCAAGGCCGAATAATGCGTTCAAACCTGGAAGTAATTCTTTGACTAATTGGGCTCTAGTAATTGCCATTTATATTACTCCTTATGTACCAGCGACTGCACCACGCATGTAATGCTCATTAATTAAAACAATTAAGTTCGCATTATCTGCGGTGAGGTCACCGTTTACGTCGTCTTGGACCACACTTACAATTTTAAGCTGTAATGCTGCTGTAGTTGCTATGGTACTAGAGTCGAGTTCGCGAGTAGCAACACCAGTTGTCGTACTACCACCTATGCCCTCAGTATCAGCATTTCTGCCTATACATGTCTGGGCCGAAGCACCGTCCGCCTGAACAATAAACAATTGATTAGGATCGTCATAGATATAAGCTTCTATGTCTCCACTTCCAAGTGCCGTTGTGCTGGCTGGATAGTAATTCTTAAAGGTAGGAGTTCCGTCAGTAGCAACATAATAACAATGCGAAAACGCACCAACTATATTAGGAGAACTAACTCCTGCTGAGTTAATAAAACCAGCTGCAAATATGGTTAAGTCACCTTGGTAGATGCTTGTACCATATCCGGAGGTGCTAATATTGTACTTGTTAACTATTTGAACGGAAGAACCGGCGCTGTTCCCCTTATAGGGGTTTAAGCCAAAGGCTTTGTCTACATTTGCCATTTCTTGTCTCTAAATTCCAAGAATTAAAATCAAGAACCCTTATTCGGATGAACCTTGGGTTCCACCTATTGTTACGCGAGATTGTCTCTCAGGTCTACTGATAGACATCGAGGGGTGACTTCCATCTCTCAACATATCGTTATCGACAGCATCCATCTGATTTTGCGTTTTAGACGCAAAAAAAGTTTCTCTTTCCTGTACGGTTTCGATAGGAATCCTACATAGAATCAACCCGCCAACTCCAATCACTCCTTCAAATTTACCTTCTTCCACTATCGGAGATTCAAAGTCTGGGTATTCATCTGCTCTCACAGGTACCCAACCTTCTCTAAGTCGAGCCATGACGTTCTTACGATCATCTTGGCCTCTGACCTCTAATCTCACCCAGCGGTGAACATGTCCTTCGGGAGGTTTTGGTGCATCCAATGCGGATGGCGGGGCCCATGGTTTTCTCGCTACTTTCTTTTCGCGAGTTTGGGCTTCGCGTGGTTCACGACTTTCGTCGATGTTTTTATTTTTCGTTGTCATTGTTGCTCCACGTTATTCAACATATTTCGCGTACTCTTCTAAAGGCACACCCAATTTCTTTGCTATCGTTACCTGTGACGGTGTGAGTCTCACAGTCTTGCGCCCAGACTTAGCACTGCGTTTAGCAGATGCAACCGCTTGAGCGGGACGATTCGCTTGCGTTCTACCATCAAATTTATGAGGGAATTCCGTACGAATTCGTTTATTAACTTCATCATAATACTCATTACTGGTGGCGTCAAACCCTTCGTTGAGTAAATCTTGATGAATTACGAAAGAAGTCATGGTCATAGCCCTGTCATTTCCGAACCAAGGATTCTCTTCCGCCCAATCTTGGGCTTTAGGATCTGGGTCTGGATAAGATGGTTGGGCCTGTGGCACGGTTTCTTGCGTAAATTGTTGTGGTGCCGTTACCTGTCCTTGACGGACATTACGCTCTTGATTTAAAGCCTGCACGCGCTGGGCTTCCACTGCAAGAGCAGCCAATTTCTGTTGTGCGTTTACTTGTGTATCGGTATCTGCTTCTTCGTTTGCTTTTTTTAATACATTTTTCGCTGCTTCGGTTTCGGCTGTAATTCTGTTGGCTTCTGAAATAATATAATTACCATCTAAGTTTTGTTTCGCTTGTTGTAAACTTTGATTTTCGGTATATACATTCTTTGCATATTCAGTTGCCGCTTGTTCTCTTCGTTCTGATTCTCTAAGCTTCCCGGTTAATTTATCAATTCGTTTCTTTACATTCTTACTATATTCTTCGTGTTCGTCAGTTTTTGCTACTTCTTCTTTCTCGATTTCTACTTCAGGTATTGCTTCCGCGCCCCCTTCGTTCCCTAATATAGGTTTGTCGGGTTGTTGCGGTTCAATAGGAAGTGCAGAATCTTCGTCAATATCAACATCTACTTCGGGACCCGTATCATCTATGGGTACGGTTTCTTCAGCAGCGTTGAGATTTAATTTATGCTTTGGCATGGTTATTCTCCATGATTAAAATTGATGCAGAATTGCTTCTGGGTCTGGTACTGTAGCGATGATTTCATCATCGTTCAACAGTTTTATTTCTCCGCCCTCTATGTGTATGCGAGAACCTGCGTATCTTCCGATCAATACCCAGTCCCCCGGTTTACACCAAGGTCCGCTAGAAAATCTTTCTCCGTCGTAGGCCTGTGGACCTACTTTTAATACATAGCCAAGAACACTTCCGACTTGTTGTCTTTCCACTGTTTCGTTGGTTAAGACAATACCGCCCTCCGTTTTTCCTTGACCTCTGTAAGGTAAAATCATTATGCGCCAACCCGTTGGTTCAGGTAATTTATCCAACAGCTTGGAGTCCAGCTTATCTGGATTTAACGTACCAGCGTCGCCTTTCTTTTTCCCACTATCATATACTTTTTCTAAAGCAGCTTTCTCTGTCTCCGCTTTTTTCCATTTTTCTTCCATTGCTAATGTACTTGAATTAGCCATCATCAATCACTCCCTGATTTTTTAAAATTGTCCGTATTTCTTCGCGGATATAATTCAGCGCTTCGATGTGTCCAGTAAGATTACGATAATGTTCCCAATTTTTGACTTCACCATTGGTCATCATTTCCTGGATTTGCTGCTCTTTTTTCTCTATAGCGCGCGTTACAGCCGTCGCGAATTGTATTTCGTCTATGTCATCGTCCCCATGTATTTGAAGGTTGTGTTTGTTGTGCCATTGGTTTTAGCCATGAAGCCAAAGCTTGTGCGGGTGGTGCCGGTGCTTGCCATGGCTGTAAAGTAGGGGGTTGCCAAGGCGCTGGTACTGGAATAGTAGTTATACCACCAAGATCCGGAACTCCGGCAGCGCCGTAAGGATCTGATTGATATTGTCCACTCACATAAGGATTATAACCAATTGAGGGACCCGTCAACGTATATTTTCCCGTTGCTGCTGCTGTTTGAGCTTCCCATGCTGCTCGTTCTGCTTCTTGTTTCGCTTGTTGAGCCGCTTGTTCCGCTCGCAGTTCAGCAATCAAGGCGTTTAATTTATCTACTTCCGACTCTTCTGTAACTCCAGTGTCAACTCCGGTATCAATTCCAGTATCAACTCCAGTGTCAATTCCAGTATCGACTCCGGTATCAACTCCGGTATCGACTCCGGTATCGACTCCGGTATCGACTCCGGTATCAACTCCAGTGTCAACTCCGGTATCAATTCCGGTATCAATTCCGGTATCAATTCCGGTATCACCTGTAG